CTGTCTTTGCTACACGGACAAGAGAAACTTGAAAATAAATCTAAATAATGGTTGCAATAATCTAAATAACTGCTATAATGAGTATATCAAATGAAAGAGAGGTATCAGAAATGAAACAAGGGAACTGGTCAATTGAACAACTTGAAAAACATTACTATGTAATTGACACAATTACATATAAAGGGAAAAAATATGCAATTTATGAATCAAATCTATATGGTGACGATTATCAGCACATATTTGTATGTATTACGGATAAATGGTACACATACACATTTGAATTTGCATGGTACACATTAACACACATATATGATGGATACCAATTATATAAATTTAAAGAGGAGAACTGACAATGCAAAAAGGAGCATGGAATCTCGAACTATTATCAAAGCATACAAAAAATGATTGATACATATGTGTATCAGGAGAAAAGATATGCATTATATTTAGATTATTCAAATATTTTGATATTAGTTTGCGTAACTGATATGTGGTATATATGTAGATGATTATATGCTGGAACATACAGAAATTGTTGATGATTTATTATTTGAGTTAGGGGGTATTATGGAATGGTAGTATCATTTTTTGAAATAACATTCGAGTGCAACGCTGTTGCATTCGAGTGTTCAAAATGTGATTATGCGTCAGAGTGCGAAAAGTTCATTGACTGTTTTGGATGTATACCCAAATTCCAGTGGTCAATGGTAATCAGTTTTGATGATTTAATAGAATGTGTAAATAAATGGGGGGAATATAACAATGGCAAGACCGATGAACACTAAAAAATCATGGTATAGAGTATTTATAAAACCACTGAACACTCAGAATATACTGAAAAAAGATTGCGAAGGAAAATGTGACTATGTTTATGTTGAAGCGTATACTGGCATGATTGCAATGTCGATTGTACAACAACACATTGTAGAACATGGTCTGAACTTTAGACCAATACACTTCCATTTTGTAAAGGACGGTGAAATTATAGATTATGGCAAAACAATCAATCAGTAAAAAGCGTAATCGTTCACAAGGACTTAAAAAAGCGCGAGCTGATTACACACCACTCGCGTTGGAACTTACATGGAATGCAAAAGAAGTCCGACAGGAATATTCACGTTTACGATCAATTTATCGTAAAAGATATGAAAGATTAATCGCAAGTAAATACTCAGATATTGGACTTGTAAAAGAACGTCCGATTAGTAGATATAAACCAATAAGGCAGATTGAAAGTAATTATGAATTATATCATTTATTAAGCGAACTGGCAACTATAGTAACCAGTGGCTTAACAGTCTCAGGATTAAAGAAACGAGAGAAAGAAAAGATTGAGCACCTAAATGATGTGTTCGGTGTTGGTTTAAAATCTCATGAAGATTTACTCAATTTTAGCAAATTCATGGAGCAGGTTCGTGATTTTACGTCAGACCGTATTTATGATTCTGATTTTGCAGTAGAATTATATTCTGAGGGCGAGAACCTGAGTAATAAAAAATTGATTGAACTCTATAATGAATTTTTGAAAACTGGATCGCGAAATATTACAAAACTGAAATCCAGCATCAACAAGAAAGCTAAAGCAAAAAGACAGAAAAGAAAAGCAACAAAGAGGAAAAGACGGGGGAATTAAGACATGGAAAATCTGTATACAGTTGATACATACGATTATACTAGAATACAGAATATACCATGTTTACATGATACCAGATCAAATAGAGGAACAAAAAAGAAAAAAGGATATAAAAATTGTATGTGTGCGTTCGATATTGAGACTACCAGAATAACAGAGATTGAACAGTCAATCATGTATATCTGGCAGTTCTCAATACTTTTTCTTGATGATTTGCACATTGATACAATCATTGGAAGAACTTGGGCAGAATTTGAATTACATATGTCACAGTTGAGAAAAGATGATAATGAAGCATATTATATGATTTTTGTGCATAACCTGTCATATGAATTTCAGTTCTTGCGAGGTATATACACTTTTTCACCTGATGAAGTTTTTGCAGTTAAGTCAAGAAAAATATTGAAATGTGAAATGGATTCGAGATTTGAGTTTCGGTGTTCATATCTTCAAACAAATATGGGGCTTGAATCATTTACGAAAAAAATGAAAGTTAATCACACTAAGCTGTCGGGTGAAATTTTTGATTACTCAAAAAAGCGGTATCCATGGACACCACTCACAGAGTATGAACTACAATATTCAGTCAATGATACTATTGGTTTACTTGAAGCGATTCATAAACGAATGATTCTTGCAAATGACAATCTATACACCCTTCCATTAACGTCCACAGGATATGTCAGACGCGAGACAAAAAAAGCTATGTTTGGATGGTCTAAAAAACATAAATATCTATTTCCAGATATCAGAGTTTTTGATTTGCTGGAAGAAGCTTTTCGTGGCGGTGATACTCATGCTAACAGGTATTATTCTGGAACTGTCATAAAAGCAGATGGAAAAAAGATTCTTGGAATAGGGAGTTATGATCGTTCTTCATCATATCCAGATGTGGTAATTAACGATGCATTTCCAATGTCAAAATTTGTGTTTATTGGAACATTGGAAGAATCCGATATTGAAAAGAAAATTGATAGAGGTAAAGCCCTGTTATTCCGGTGTCGTATTATTGGTATTGAACAAATAGACAAATACTATGGTGCGCCATATCTCGGATATTCAAAATGCAGAAAAGTAACTGGTGAAATATTGGATAATGGAAGAATCTTATCCGCTGATTATTTGGAAACTACTATCACTGATATTGACTATGAAATTATGAAAGCGGAGTACAAGTGGGAAGACTTCCAGATCATTGAATGCTATGAAAGTCGATATGGACAGCTCCCCGAACAACTTAAAGACATATTCCGCAGATACTACATAGACAAAACCGAACTAAAAGGAATCACAGAACAGGAACTTTTTTATAATTTGCAAAAAGCATTGTTAAATGCAGGTTACGGAATGATGGTTCAGTCACCCGTAAAACAGTCTTTAATATTCACGGAATCGGACGAGGATATATTTAAAGTAGATGAAAATGTTTCACGTGAAACATTACTTACAGAATATAACCGAACTGCCTTTTTACCGTTCCAGTGGGGTGTTTGGGTAACCGCATGGGCAAGATACCGGTTAAAAGAGGGCATCAATATAGTAGGCGATAGATATTTATATGATGATACGGATTCTGTAAAGTATGTTAAAGTGTTGGGTGATGATATAGACAATAAATTTGCAGAATATAATAAGAGGAGAATTGAAAATAGTACTGAAAATAATGCTTTTGCAACCGATAGAAAAGGGAATGTTCATTATATGGGCGTTTTTGAGTATGAAAAAACTTATACAGAATTTTCAACGCTTGGAGCAAAAAAGTATGTATATCGTGAAGAAGATGGAACATTACACACTACTATTGCTGGTGTTAATAAAAAGTACGCACCTGATGAGTTAGAAGAACATGGGGGAATAACATCGTTTAAAGTTGGGTTCACTTTTTCAAAAGCTGGTGGAGTAGAATCCGTATATAATGACGTGCCGTATGGAGATTATACCATTGACGGACATACTATTTACATTGGTCAGAACATAGTGATTAAACCGTCAACATATACGATTGGAATTACTGATGAATACAGAAGAATACTGGCAGACGCAAGAACACTAAAAGAATTTAAAGAAACGCTTGACAGAATTTAATATTAATACTATAATTACAACATATATAATTATAAAGGCAGGTGAGAAAAATGAAAATTACAAGAGAGTTAACAGTCAACAAAATTAATGTTATTTGTTATGACGTTGATAATAAACGCGAGGTAACAAAAAAATTAACATTAATAGGAAATCTCACAGATGAACAGATTAACAAGGAAGTTAAAAAGAGAGATTTCGGTATTGTAATTGACTGGGAAAGAAATGCAGAAGAAACAAAAATTTACGGAATGAATGCAGAAGATTTCGTAAAGAATGCAACATTTACAAAATCAAAAAAAAGGGAGAATTAAACAATGGCAAACCAAGAATTCAAAATTATCAAAAAATCAGGAGAAATCAACACATATGATGAGTATGACTTACTGGAAAGTCCGGCAATTGTGTCACTGAAAAACATTGAACACAAGTCTATTATTTGTGTTGGTTTGTGGGTTGATTATATTACTAAAGACAAAAACGGAGATGAGATTGAATGTATCAGCATTCAGGATGCAAACACCGGCGAATCATACAGCGGACAGTCTAAGACTTTCCGTGATAGCTTTTCAGGTATTGTAGATAGGGTGAAAAGCATGGATCCAGTTCCAGAAAACTTCTTCATTGAAGTGTTGCATAACACAAGCAAGTCAGGACGTGAATTTATCAATTGCGCGCTTGTATCCCCAGACAGGGCGCTTAAGAGACTTGGAATCGGTTTTGACGAACCGACCTTGTAAGTTAAATAATGAGGAGTTTATATTTAGACAGTGGGTATTTATCAATACCCGCTGTTTTAGGATACAGGCAAAAATTCAACTATATCTGGGGTGGACGTGGAACTGGGAAAACATATGGTGGACTAAAGTACTGCATTGAGAATAAAAAGATTTTTGTCTATATGAGATCACTACAAACACAGGTTGACATGATTAAGATTCCTGAACTGTCACCATTTAAAAAATTGAATAAAGACATGGGTTGGTCAATTTATCCAAAAAATATTGGTAAAAATGTTGCCGCATTTTACCATACGGAGACTGACGAAAATGGTAAACTGATATATAAAGGAGAAATACTTGGATATGCAATAGCACTTAATACATTTGCAAATTTGAGGGGTTTTGACGCATCAGATGTGGAAATTGGAATCTATGATGAGTTCATACCAGAAAAGCGAGAACGAAAAATTGAAAATGCTGGTTACGCTTTTAAAAATGCATATGAGACTATGAACCGAAATAGAGAACTCGAGGGAGATGAACCAATACAGTTTCTCATGTTCTCTAACTCAGAAAATTTATCTTGTAATATGTTCATAGAAAACGATTTGATGGAAAAAGTTTCTAGTATGGATATATCAAAACAGTCAGTCTCTATCATGCGTGATCGTGGGATTGCTCTTTTCAATCTTTTCGATTCTCCAATATCCGAGAAGAAAAAAGAGACTGCATTGTACAAAATGTCGGGTGAAAATTCCACATTTAACAGAATGGCTCTCGGCAATGAATTTTATTCTGCCGATTATTCGGGGATTAAAACCATGAATATTAAAGAGCTGTTGCCATTATGCAGAATGGATGCAATCACAATTTACCAACACAAGCAAAAAGACATGATTTATGTCACGCGCCACAATTCAGGCACACCACCGGAATACACAAATACGGACAAGGATGTAAAAGCTTTTCGCAGAGACTTTGTATATCTATGGGATATGTACTTGTCTAATAAGATACGATTTGAAGATATCACAAGCAAATCATTATTTGAAAATTATTTAAAAAACAAGTATTGACTAATTATTTTTAATGTGTTATTGTTTATGCAGTGGACAACTGAACGTTGCATATGTGCATCACGTTGGGAGCGTGGATCGTATCAGATCAGTATGCATGAGTTCGCACAGCTCAGGATTTGTGTCAGTTAATCCACACGAGGTCACAAGGTGTCACAGCTTTGTGGCTTATTGCCATAAATAAAATATTTTATAATAAGGAGAAAATGCTATGGATGTTAACGCAATTTCAACACTGATTAGTAACATTGGAGTACCTTGTGCTTGTCTGATTGCAACTTTTTACTTATGGCTCAAAGAGACAGAAGCACACAAGGAAGAAATGGCAAAAATGACAGATGCTCTCAATAACAATACTGTTGCTCTAACAAAGTTGACAGAACACATAACTAGGAGTGATGAAGAATGAAAATCGAATATAACAAGGATATTCGAGGTGTATATATTGTGAAAACCTCACAATATCCTTTGATGGTTCGGGCAGAACCTGACACGGATGGCGAAGTGATTGCAGAGATTCCGAAAAATGGAAAATGCATCTGTCTTGGATGCTATTCCGGTGAATGGTATGTGGTCACCTACGAACACAACGGAATCATTTCGACAGGATTTTCTCACAAAAATTATCTCAGGAAGGATTACATGATATGACGATAGAACAGATTATTACATTAACACAGGCAGGATTCACAAAAGATGATATTATTGCAATGAGTGGACAGAATCAGCAGATGCCAGTACAGAATCAGCAGATGCCAGTACAGAATCAGCAGATGCCAGTACAGAATCAGCAGATACAGACACCACCATCACCGCTGACATATCAGCAGATGCCAAACGGATATTATTCTTACAGCGGATATCCGCAGAATATTAACCAGAATACACAGCAGAATGATGTTCTGGACGCACTTAAAAATCTCACGCGATCAGTACAGAATAACAATGTAAACATGATGCAAAATCAGATGCCTAACCAGGTGACCACTGAGGATGCTATCGCAAGTATTATCAATCCACCAAACTATGAGGGATTGACAGATGGGGGAAATAAATAATGGCTAACACATTAACTTTTGACCAGATCAGTACAATATTAAATGATATCGTAAAACAGGCAACAGGCATGGAAACCATGAAAGCAACAGACACAAGCTCTTTTGTGGCTCAGGCACAGACTGCATTACTTTCCGGAAATGACAGGATCATGGATTCTATCTCTCAGGTTCTTGACCGAACGATTTTCTCAGTGCGTCCTTATTCTGCAAAATTCAGGGGACTGAGGAGAACCACTCGGCAGTGGGGCAACCATGTACGAAAACTTGGAATGATTGATGATGATTGGGAAGACGATCAGAGACAGCCGTTGACAGATGATACAGCGGTTGATATGTACAAGATCAAAAAAGGCAAAGTACTACAGACAAACTTTTATGGCGGTCAGGTGTTCCAACGTCACAGAACATATTTTCGCGATCAGCTCGATCAGGCTTTTCGAAATCCTGACGAGTTTGCTAATTTTATTACTATGTATACACAAAATACAATGGACATGAACGAACAGGCACATGAAAGCATGGCGCGCGCATGCGTGGCAAACTTTATCGGGGCTAAAAACATTTGGCAGGAAGAAGTTGGTAAAAGCACCGATGGATACACGGGCGAACATGTGGTAAAACTTTTGACTATGTACAATGATGAGAACGGTTCTGCGCTAACCGCGGACGATGTACGAAAAGCAGGCAACTTCCCAAGTTTTTACAGATGGGCTTGTGCAAAGATCATGACCTATATGGATTTCTTCACTGAGCGTTCAACCAGATTCCACGCGAACATCACAGGGAAAGAGATTGCAAGACACACACCTTTACGTATGCAGAATATCATGATGTTCAGCCCAGACTTACACACTGCGGATACTACAGTATTAAGTAACACATTCCACGATCAGTACTTGAAAATTGCAACCAATGAGAAGGTGAACTTCTGGCAGACATTGGAAAATCCAATGGGAATAAATGTAACGCCAAGTGTTATCACACCGACTGGAAACGTTGTAAAAGGTGAAGAGCAGGCTATCAGCAATATTTTTGCATTACTTTTTGATGAAGAAGCAATGGGACTTTCCACAATTAATCAGTGGAGTAGCACGACACCATTTAACAGTGCTGGTGGGTACTGGAACATTTACTATCATTTCACAGATCGTTACTGGAATGATATGACAGAAAATGCTCTTGTATTCGTGCTTGAATAGGGGGTATCATAATGGCGGTTACTGTAAACTTTAAGACAGCAAGCAAAAAAGTCAATTCGACATCAGTTGTTGGCGGTACAGTTACCGCCATTAAATGCAATATCAACGAACCTTGTACCATTGAAAATCCACAGATCATATTGAGAAATGGTGGGAGTGTTCCTGGTTGGAACTATTGCACAATTCCAGATTTTGGGGGGCGATCCTATTGGATAGAGGACTGGCAATATATAAATAATACATGGGTTGCAATTTGTTCTGTAGATGTATTGGCATCATACCGTGATACGATTGAAAGTACCAGCTTGTATTTCCTGAGATCGTCCACTTCTTATAATGGGGATATCATGGACACACTCTATCCTACATTATCCACACCATATATGACGCATACAGTTGTTACTGATGGGGCTTTTCCTGCAAGCGAATATGGACTTTCACAAGGTTCTTTCATATGCGGTATTGTTGGAGAAGATGGATTGACTAACTTTTACGGATTCACACCAACAAAATTTGCTTCCTTCTGCAATAAAATATTTTCAACGATTGACTGGGCTGATATCTCAGGTCAGCAGATCACAGAAAGTCTGCTGAAATGTCTTTTCAATCCGTTTCAATATTTAACAAGTGTGATGTGGTTTCCATTTAACGCTGATGCAGGAAGTAAAAAAGTAACGACAGTTAAGTTTGGTTTTTGGGAAGTTACCGTAGATGCGTACAAACTGAGTAATCTGCCATTTTACAGGAAAACTTTCACTATGCCGGTAACACAACATCCTCAAGTATCACGAGGAACTTTTTTAAATTCATCACCATATAGGCATATAAAATTATCCATTAATCCATGGGGTACGTTTGAGATAGACGGCGGAAAAGTCGGCACATCATCAACAGTTAAAGTTGTTGAAATTGTCGATTGTATGAGTGGAATTGGTCATTTAACTGTAAATAGTGATATATCACTATATTCCACATATTCGCAAGTAGGAGTTAATATACAAGTTAGTGATTTGCGAACAAATGTGATACAATCGGGTGGTGATATTATCGGAAGCATTGCATCATTTTTTACTGGAAATTTTATTGGTTCTGCGGTTGGAATTGCGAATGCTGTTGAGAATGCTATTCCTGATGTTAATACAAAGGGAGCAAATAGTTCACTAATTAGTATAGCAAGCGCACCAGTTATCAACGAAATTTTCTATAAATTAGTTGATGAGGACAGATCAGATAACGGAAGACCATACATGAAAAATGGCACTATGTCAGAACTCGGTGCTGGTTACTATGTGGTTGAAAATGGAAATATCGTTGTGTCAGGTGCAACCAGAACTGAAAAAGAACAGATCAGACAATACTTGGAAGGTGGTGTATACTATGCGTAGTTTTCCAGCAAGTAATATTTCATTGTTTCTTGCATTAATGACCAGTGCGAATGCTGGACAGAACCCGTGGTGGGGTGACAGTTCTGGTGGAATTGGCGGATTAATGTCACAGGCTATGAGTTGGTGGATTGAAAAGTGTAATGATCCAAACGTTGGATACGATCAGGATTACAGGAACGAGCAGACAATTAATGGAATCACGTATTATGACTGTTCATCATTTGTATGGTATGGTTTAGGTCATGCAGGTTTTGAGATCAATTTAAGTGCATGGCCTTTCACTACTTACACAATGGGGGCAACATTAAAACAGCTTGGATTTAAGGAAATTATCATTAGTGACTTTTCAACTTTTGAATTCCAGACTGGTGATATTTTGGTGGTAAACTCAAGTCAGCATCAGCATACAGAAATTGTACATGATACTGATAATGGGGGTCATACAATGGGGGCTCATGAAAAAAGCGGAAGGCCTCTTGCCAATCAGGTAAGTATTAACACATATCCGATTCAAAGTGGACTGGTATATACTCACTGCTACAGATTTCCATTTTCCGGTGGTAACTGGATTGCAGGTGGTTCTAGTGAATATTTTGGAGATCCGACTGCGGAACTCTGCGGTAATAATCCAAAAGCTATCAACAATGCCAATACAATAAAAGATTACTTTTTGACACAAGGCTGGTCAGTCAATTCAATAGCTGGACTATGCGGAAATATTCAACAGGAATCCACTTTCAACCCGAATTTGATAGAAGTAGGTGGAACTGGTCACGGACTTGTACAGTGGACACCGCCAACAGACTTATATCACGTTCTTGACGTTCTATATGGTTCTCACGATGATTGGTATGATGGGCAAAAGCAGTTGAGTGTAATTTTTGCAGAATTCCAGCAAAGCAGTGGAATTAAAAACTGGGGCATTGAGCCACAATGGTATAGCACGAGTACATATCCGTTGAGTTGGAAACAATGGAGTGTAAGCACTCAGGATGCTGGTTATCTGGCACTAGCATTCCAAGCCAATTATGAAAGACCAGCTAGTTTACATCAGGAGCGTGCTGGTTATGCTAGAGCGTGGTATGAATATTTTACGAAAGGAGAGTGATGTATAATGTATGGATGCGATTATGTTGGAGTAGGCGCCCCTGTAATGTATAACTATATTAATCAATACAATAGTTCTATCAGTCCGAGTACAAACCATTGCAGGAACACTGGTTTGTTCTGGTACTTTCAGAGATACCTTTTACAGAAAGCAATTTCTGTGATGAAATGGGACGTACCGGATAATTGGGACAAGGATTATTTTTTGTATTGCCTATATTGCTGGGGTACGGTTGCGATCATTAACACTGACAAATTCGGTGTGATTCCACAGGGATGTACGCTTAAAGGATACAATGTTTTCTATCGCCCCGCACAAGCAGTAATTAGTAATCCTCTGCTTAAAGGTGTGCTCGAACCAGTAATCGGTGAACAGTGTGTATTGTTTAAATGTACGTCTGATTATGGGGGTATCATGGATTTGATTGGAAGGTATGCGGATGAAATGGCTATCGCTATGGAATCCCTAGACATGAATGTGATGAACTCTAAACTTGCATATGTGTTCAGGGCAAGGAACAAAGCTGGTGCAGAAGCACTTAAAAAAGTAATGGATCAGGTCATGCGTGGTGAACTTGCAGTTTTCTATGATGAAAAGCTACGGATTCAGAGGGGAGATACTACGGAAGAACCGTGGGATTATTTCGTGAACAACTTACGGCAAAACTACATTGCCGGTGATGTTCTGGACACACTCAGAAGACTTGAAGAACTTTTTTGCACAGAGATCGGAATTCCTAGTGCAAGAAGTGACAAGAAAGAAAGAATGATTTCCAGTGAAGCAGAAAGCAATGACGTTGAGACAAGCACCAGAATGGAAATGTGGCTCGATGGATGGAAAAAGAGCTGTGAAGATGTTAGGAAAATGTTTGATGTTGATGTGTGTGTTAATTGGAGACATGATCCGAATTCAAAGAATAAGGGGTGAGAAGAATGTCACTAATGACAGTAGAGGGGCTGTATAATTATAAGGATACTCTTTTCAATGAGTTTAATGTTCCTGATGGGATGGATAAACAGATTGCAATTGATACTATATGCATGAGATCAAGGGAAATGGAAGTGCTTTATCCGAATCTTGAGTTTTTTGCTATGCGGATTGGAATGTGGAGTAGGAAGCATCAGTATAACTGGAAAAAGTTATATGATACTACATTACTAGAATATAATCCTATCGAGAACTATGATCGTATGGAAGACTGGACAGATACTGATGCTGAGACAGGGACAAGTTCAAGAAACAATGATATCAAAAACACTGTAAGTAATGAAACAACAAACTCAGGAACGGTGACAGAACAGAATACCGCTTTTAATGCTGGACTTGCGGATCATGCGAAAGAAATTAGTGATGGTGATACTATCACTAATGGTTCTGGAAGCACTACGGAAAATGAGAGTGGGACGAGCAAAAGAGACTTGACGCATAATAGGACAGGAAGGGCGCATGGAAATATTGGTGTTACTACTTCTCAACAGATGATTCAGAGTGAAAGAGAAGTTGCAATGTTTAATATCTATGATATCATTGCGGAGAGCTTTGTCGATAATTTTTGTTTGATGATTTATTAATAGGAGAATTAAGATATGAGTATGGAGTTAGGGCCTTATACAAATTTTCACGAATTAAATCAGGACTGGTTCTTGAGTGAATTTAACAAGGTGTTAAAAGAATGGACTGAGATGAAGAAAAGCTTTAACAACTTGAATGATGCTTTTAATGATCTGAAAACTTATATAAATAATTACTTTAAAAATATGAATGTCCAAGATGAGATTAATAATAAACTGGATGCTATGGCAAAAGATGGCAGTTTATATGCTGTCATTAGAAAGTACACCGATCCAATCGTTAATGAACAGAATTCAAAAATCACAGTTCTTGAAAACAGAATGAATACTTTTGCGAGTTTACCAAGTGGGAGTACAACAGGTAATGCTGAACTAATGGACATTCGTGTTCCTGCAAATGGTTTTAATGATGGTAAAAATTATCCAAGTGCTGGTGATGCTGTAAGAGGACAAGTTAGTAAACTATATGAAGATTCATCTGAAATTTTTAAAAAAGAATTTACATGGGTTGACGAACTAATGTTAAACTGTGACGGTTATATAGATGTAACTGTTAATACGTTTAGTTGTGCGAAAATTGATGTTTCAGCTTTTGTGGGATTCCATATTTATATAACAACATATACTGCATTTAAAGGAACATATGGATTCTTCAGTGAACCGATTGACAAAAAACACTTAATAAAATGGGAAAACAAAGAAAACGAAGGATATAAAAAATATTTATACAATGACATTGTTCCTTATGGGGCTAAATGGTTATATGTTTCTTGTAAAACAACAAACAAGTCTGATTTCAATTTTAGATATGAAAGTATACTAAATAAAATTTTACAAAATATTATAAACAAAAACAATCTATTTTCAAAGTTTTTAACACCTGTTGTAACTATTGTTGATGATGATACAAAAAAAGGTAGTTTTACTGTTGTAAAAGAAATATGTGACAACAATAATATCAAATGTAGTTTTGGGTGTGTATGGGCAAATATCGAAAATGATGAAACAAATCTTTCATTACTTAAAACTTATCAAAAACAAGGTTTTCACATTATGTCACATCCAGATGTTAATAATGCAAACTGGAATATAAATAATGAATCTTATAACTTATCACTTGCTGAACAGCAATTGATTGAATGCGTCACATATCTTAAAAACCAAGGTTTTATAGATTGCGAACATATTGTTTCTCCAGGTGGAACAAACAGCGAACCAATACAAAAGATGGTTAGTAAATGGTGTCCTTCAATGATTGGTAAAAATGACAATACAAGTAATCATTTATATGGTAATGGAATATATGATATAAGAAGAATATTTATTGATAACAACCATGATATTGATTATTACAAATATTATGTCGATATAGGATTAAAGAATGGTGACTGGATTATCATTGGAACACATTCATGGGATTTGAACGACGCGTCAAAGAAAATTCTCAATGACTTAATTGTGTATATTAAAGAAAAGAATATTTCAATTGAGACATACAATAAAGTTATTAGAGAACGCGAAATAATGTATTCACTTTACCCTCTTATAAATAGTTAAATAATAAACAATGTCCGTGTAGCAAAGACAGATATTCAATATTGTGTCCGTGCTATACGGACATTGTTTGCTGGTTTGTGTCCGTGGTGGACGGACATTTATAGGGGAATTGTCTGTGTGGGGCGGACATGAG